TATGGTGACCGCAGGGCATTTGACATTCTTATGGAAGCACAATACTATTGGAGCCAGATGGACGACTTTCGGAAAGACCGGGAGCGAAACAAACGCTATACCTATGGTTTCCAATGGGACGATATGATTTGTGTGGACGGAAAATCCATGAGCGAGGAAGAATACATTAAAAGTCAAGGCAACGTGCCTTTGAAAAACAACCTTATCCGTAGGCTTGTGCGAAGCGTGCTTGGCGTGTATCGAAGCCAAAGTAAAGAACCGACCTGTACCGCACGTGATCGGGATGAACAGAAACTTGGTGAAACGATGAGTACGATACTTCAATGCAACATGCAGCTTAACCGAATGAACGATGTATATGCCCGAACTATGGAAGAGTTCCTGATAAGCGGTTTTATCGTTCACCGTAAATCGTACGGTTGGCGTAATGGAAAAGAGGATTGTTGGACGGACTATGTGCAACCCAATAATTTCTTTATCGACAACAACATGAGAGATTTCAGAGGTTGGGATGTTTCCGTGCTTGGAGAAGTTCACGACATTTCTTTCGGACAGTTGTGTGAACAGTTCGCATCAAGTCCGCAGGAATACAGACAATTGCGTGACATTTACAAGTGGGCGGCAAGGAAAGATTACATAGCCACATACGCGGAGCGTTTCGGGTATAGCCGCTTGGAAAACTACGATTTTCTATTCACAAGCGAACCAGGACGATGCCGTGTGATAGAGATATGGCGCAAGGAGCAAAAACCGAGATACCGTTGCCATGACTACCAAAACGGCGATATTTTCAAAATAGACGAAGAAGATTACGCACAAGTGGTGCTTACTGAAAATGAAGAACGTATGCGTATGGCCAAGGAAGCCGGTATGCCGGAAGATGAGGTTCCGTTGATAAAAGCTACTTGGTTTGTGGACGATTATTGGTATTTCTATTACCTTTCTCCTTTTGGCGACATATTGAGGGAGGGGGAAACGCCTTACGAGCATGGAAGCCATCCATATGTTTTCAAGGCATATCCGTTCATTGATGGTGAAATCCATTCATTCGTTGCTGATGTAATCGACCAACAGCGATATACCAACCGATTGATAACCCTCTATGACTGGATAATGCGGGCGAGTGCCAAAGGCGTGCTGATGATGCCCGAAGATTGCTTGCCTGATGGTGTGAGCATTGACGATATTGCAGAGAGCTGGACAGAATTTAACGGTGTCATCGTATACAAGCCGAGCAAAAGCGGAAAAGTGCCGGAACAGGTGGCCAATAATTCCACAAATATAGGCATTGCGGAACTGCTTAATATGCAACTCAAATTTTTTGAAGATATATCGGGAGTTACGGGCGCATTACAAGGAAAGCCCGGGTATTCCGGTGAAAGTGCATCGCACTATAACCAACAGACAGAAAACGCCACGAAGTCATTGCTCGACCTGCTTGAATGCTTCAGTTGTTTTGTAGTGGACGGAGCATATAAGGATGTGAAGAATATGCAGCAGTTTTATGATAGCAAACGTGTTTTCAATATTGCAGGTAAGAGTGGTGCACAAATCGAATATGACCCGAAGAAAATACGTGATGTAGAATTTGATTTAAGCATTACCGAAAGCACTTCAACACCGGCATACAGGCATCTTGCTAACGATATGCTTATGCAGTTGTACCAGTCTCAGGCAATCAGTGTAGAGCAGCTGCTTGAGCATGGAGATTTCCCGTTTGCAGATGAATTGTTGCAAAGTATCAAATCACAGAAGGAACAGTTGGAGCAGGGCAAAGTGCCCGACGGTCTTTCTCCCGAACTGATGGCGCAAGCGCAGCAAGGAGCGAATATGCAGGCCGTGAACAAACTGAACAATGCAATGAGGTAATAATTTTAATTTAACGACATCATGGAACAGAAAACTATTTGTATAGACTTTGACGGTGTCATACATGACTACAGCAAAGGTTGGCAGGGTGAAGATGTATTCGGGCAGATAATACCGAACGCAGATACAGGTACAGCCACCCTAAAGAAAAACGGGTGGACTATCATCATATTTACGACACGCAAGAAAACTGAAAAATTAGAAAAGTGGTTGGAAGAAAACAATATTTCATACGACCATATAAACGAGAACCCGAATCAACCTGAACATGCAAGCGGAAAAATCATAGCCGATGTGTACCTTGATGACCGGGGTATCTGTTTCAGAGGACGGTGGGATTCATGGCTTATGAGAGATATTATAGAGTTTGAGCCTTGGCAGGAACAACAAAAGAGAGAAATAGAGCAACTTGCGACATATGGCCAAACCGAAGATGATATTTGGTCAAGAGGCAACGAGAAAAGAATCAAACAAGCCCATGTTTAGCGGATAAAGTATGAGGGTGTATCAACTGAAGATATTTGGCACACCCTCATGTCTAATTATTATTATTCTTTGGACAGTTGGAATTTCTC